CAAATGAATCAATGAGTTTACCAGTATCAATAACAGACTTATCACAAATAAAAGATCCATTATATTGTGGCGAAAGACAAGAATGGATTGATTCGTTATTAGCCAATCAATTTACAATGTCAGAGATAGAAGACGGAACAGCGTGGAAATATGTTAGTAACACATAAGATAGCTTGGGACCAATGTTTGTCTAATCAAATATGGCCTGCCATAGAAAAAGGTTGGAAAGATGAAGATAGACCTATACATTTCTTTTGGGGTTTAGCAGGACAAAATAGAAAACATATTATAGAGTGTAATGAAAAGAATGAAGAGTGGTGGTATGTAGATGTTGGTTATATTACTGAACAAATTACCAGATATCCTGTACCTAAAATTAATGATTACGATAAAACATATTTTAGAATTGTAAAAGGTGGTATTCATACTGTAGATGGTGTACCAGGATCCACAGAAAGAATACAAAAGTTAGAAAGTCAAGGTATAGATGTACACTTCAAAGGGTGGGGAGATGGCGAGCATATACTATTATGTCCTTCATCACCAACTGTAACTATGCAAATAAATGGTATAACACAAGATCAATGGGTAGAAGAAGTAACGAGTGAGATAAAAGCTTATACAAATAGACCAATAAAATTTAGAAATAAACCTAGACCAGAAAATGAATGGTGGGGAACTGATATAAAAGATGATTTAAAAAACTGTCATTGTTTGGTAACTAATATGTCATTGTCAGCCATAGACGCAATACTAAATCAAACACCAATAGTAACACACAAAAATAATGTTGCCTCTGTATTATCAGATAATATAAGAAATATAGAACAACCATTTAAACCTAGTAGAAAACAAGTACAACCATGGCTAAATATGTTATCACAAAATCAATTTACTTTGTCAGAGATAGCTGATGGCACAGCATACATAGTATTAAATGAAAATAAGATATTATAAAGATATTAATGGTGCAAGATGGATAGGTTTCGGCCTAGCTATGTTGTCTGTCTTTATTTTATCTAGTGCGAATATATCTACTCAATGGGTAGGTTGGTTATTAAGTGTAGTTGCCTGTATGATGTGGGTCTATTTTGGTTATAAAGATAGAGATTGGCCTAGAACTTTGATGGAGTTTATGTATTTAATTTTTAGTATGAGGGCAATGTATAATTGGTTGATAGTATGAATTTTGCTTGTGTTTGTTATGGTCAAAAATATTCTGTAGAGTATGTACAAAAACTCTATAACATGGTGCAAAGAAACACCACAGTAGACCATAAATTTTATGTGTTTACAGATCATGTAAAAATGGAAAAAATGGTAGAAGGAAATATCATTGTAAAACAATTTCCTATGTTAGACTTACAAGGTTGGTGGAATAAAATGCAACTGTTTCATCCAGGTATTTTAGAAGGTGATACTTTGTATATGGATTTAGATGTAGTTATAACAGATAATATTGATTGTTTCTTTACATATAAACCAGAGGCTGATTTTGTAGGTATGAATGACTTTAATCCATTATCAGGTCAGTTTAATTCTAGTGTAATGAGGTTTAAACCTGAGATAATGAAAGATAAGTTATGGCAGCCATTTATAGACGATAGACCAAAATACTTTAAAATGTTTGGAGATCAGGTGGCTATATCAGACTTGATAAAGAAAGAATCTGAAACATTTCCAGACGAGTGGACACAAAGCTATAAATGGTACGATAGAAAAGGTGAGAGATACCATAAATCAACTTGGACGTTTGAACATAATGGCGAATCGAAAGTTACCATATTCCACGGATCACCAAATCCACATGAATCCGACAAGGAATGGATCAAAAATCACTGGAAATAACACTTTCCTAGCTGTGTCCAGGTGTCGCACCTAAATAAACCATTGATTTATAAGGGTTTTTTATTATAAAAAAGTTAAAAAAAGGCTTGCAAACCTCAGCGTTTTCATGTATAGTATAGATATGTTAACGAAAAAAGGCACACTACATCTGGTTTATGCCAGAGAATATTACGATAGTGAAGAAAAATACGATCCTTATTTCTTCTCTTATCATACAATTTTTAGAAACTTACCGTTATCACAACTTAATAGATTAAATTCTAAATCTCTTAAAGAGAAAGTAAAAGCTTTCTGTGATAAGAACTACAAAGAAACTGCTAGTAACTTTACAGGTACTAGTAAAGTTGAAATGATAAGTGGTGATGAATACTATAGAACATACGGTGAAGTTTATGATCTATCAGGTTATCCTGATGACAACCATTTACATAACGATTATGGTCAATTTTACAAAAGACAATTTTTTAAATACGATTTTGATAAAGAACTAACACAACAAGTTATAAAGGAGAATACTGTACGATGAATTTATTAGACTATGCTAACTTTAAATTAGATGATTACGAGCCAAGTAATTTTAGAGAGTTACTTGTTAAAGAAGCTACGAATGCTTACAAAGCATATACGGAGGGAAGGGTGGTTGAAATGGTAAATAATGTACCAGTAGAAACCTCAGTATCAACAGTAGTTGAATATTTTAGTGAAGCATTAAGTCAGATGGATAGAACACATGAAGTTTTTGAAGACATTAATTATACTACAATAATGGATGATTTAATGTTGTATGTAGATGAAAACAATATTGCTCTAAAAAAACATAATAACAAAACAATACATTAAGGATAATATGAAATATAACGAAGATAAAATAGTAAAAGAAATCGGAGATTACATCAAAGGTACTTATGGTGAACACTATAGTACAACAAAAGATGGTTTCCAAGTACAAGATATGTTAAGACAATTAGGTATTGCAAATGATTTTTGCCATGCCAATGCAATTAAATATCTTTGTAGATATGGTAAAAAAGGCGGTAAGAACCGTAAAGACTTATTAAAAGCTGTACACTACATTGTGCTTTTAATGAGTGGTGACGATAGTAAATAACAAAAGGAGAACACTATGATAATTAATGTAGGTGATACAATAGAAGATAACAGAGGCAGACAAGGTGAGATTGTCAATATAGGTATTGCAACCGAAAGAACCGATATAGCTGCTGAGAATGATACAAGTTTGAATGCTCAAACATATGATACAGAGTTAGGTTATACAGGTGCAATAACATTTGGTAGTAACTGGTGCTATTTTGAACAGATTGAGAAAATAGTAAAAAGAAAACAAGACGATACGGAGTAAATTATGATACAAGAAATAGCAACAATAGATGTGATTAACCTGGCTTTAAAAGATTTAAACGAGGGTAAAGTCGATGTGGCAAAAGAAACATTGACTAACTACAGAGATAAAATTCAACACCAAGTAGATGAGTTTGATAAATGGGCTGAAACACAATCAGACATAGATACTCAGATTTCACTAGATTTAGAGGGAAACTAGGTGTACTTAGACCTTAGAACAGCTACGATTCGCTACTCCAGCGCCATCCTAGACGCTTTTTTCCTGCCGAAAAGCAGTAAAATCAACGTTTTTTTAAGGCTTGACATTTTAAACGATTTATGGTAGGATATAAGAATATATTAACAACGAAAGGAAAACACTATGCAAAAATCAGAATTTAGATACAACCAAGACACTTTATTTGCCGAATTTCAAGTGGCAAAAGATAAAGATATTAAGTTATCTAAAAAGAAATCTGAACACGATCAATTTAAAAACCGTGTACAGTTTTGTAAGGATCACATTTCATTAAGACAGGTGAATCCAGAAGTTTACGAACACTTAGATGTAAACTTTACAAATTTATTAGAGGCGTATTCAGCCCCTAATCCTAGAGACCATTTCTATCTAAAGGTATTTGGTAAAACATATGCTGAGAAAATGGCTGAACAAGAGGCTGAAGATATATCAGTTAACGATAAAGAATAATGGCTATTATATACACAAATAATTCTAGTGGTGCTATTCGTAGGTTGAAATCTAAAAAACCTACGAAGAGTTACTTAGAGGCTCTTGCTAAACATATCAAGTGGTTGAGATCAAAAGGTTTCAATGTAAATGATAATGGCAAGATTATATTATCTAAGAGAAAAACTGTTATGAGTTTAGGTGTATCATATGTAGATCAACCAAAAGAAGAAGTAAAAACAAATGCGTTTATGGGTAACGGTAAACAAATATCTTGGAAAGAAAAACAAGAAAGATTAGAAATCAGTAAACAATACTCTATAGCGCCAGCTTACAACAAAGGTCCTTACATGGTAGTTGCTAAAGAAGATATCAAAACGGCCGGGAGAAAAGTTTAATGTTACATAAGATAAGTGATTTTTGTAAAAAGATTGATGGTATAAAAAAACTTAGTGATGATTTATACAATATAAAGTATAATAATCCAAAAACTGAGGCAAGAGATAAAGAAATCGATAACTTAATACAAGATATACAATCACAATGTTTAATAATTTCAAAAGACACAATGCCATATGATAAGTAAAAAGATTATAATTTTATTATCAACACTACTTATTGCTAGTGGTTGTGCGAATAGATCACAAACAGGTGCTGTATTAGGTGGTGCAACCACAACAGCAGCTTGTGTACAAATGCAAGTAAACGATCCATATCTAATAGCTACTTGTGCTATAGTTGGTTCTTTTGCAGGTGCAGAAATTATGTACAATTCAGATTATGATGTACACAATGCCGTATTCGTAGATCATTTAAATACGGCGC